CGGATTTACACATCGTAGTGGTAAGTATGTAGGGCCACGACCATTTATGCGTCCAGCCTATGATTTACTTACACCTAGAATGTTAGAAGATATTAAAACTATTATTGAAAAAGGTGATGTCTAATGCAGGAGAAGTTAGAAGCCTTATACGATACTTTAAACTCTGTTTTACCAGGTAAGGTATCTTATGGAACGAGGGTAGGATTAGAATCAGATCCGAACTATATCATCTACCAAGAATTAAGCAATCGATCCATTGTTTATGCAGATGATAGAGCAGTCGCAAAAGTAGCAACATTTCAAGTCAGTCTGATCACAGAAAAGAAGAACTTAGGATTAGAAGAACAGTTAGAAGCATCCCTTTATTTTATGGGATATGAATTTGAATTATTATCTGAATTTGTCAATGAAGACAGTTCAGTCAACAGAGTATATGAAATTAAACAGGAGGTTTTTTAAATGAGTAATAAAGTCACATTTGGTTTAACAAACGTACACTATGCACTCGCAACACAAGCTGAAGATGGTAGTTGGACCTTTGCAACTCCTAAACGTTTAGAAGGTGCACAGGAGATTACAACTGAAGCAATCGGTGGAAGCACACAAGTATATGCAGATGATAAAGTGATTGCCACATTAGTATCCAATTCAGGATCTAACGTTACACTTAAATTTACAGAAATTGATGATGTGTTCAAAAAAGATATATTTGGAGTCTTAGAAGATACAAATGGAAATCTTGTAGAAGTAGTAAATGGGGAAACAAAGACATTTGCTTTGGGCTATGAAATTCAAGGAGATATTAAAGCAAGACGCATTTGGTATTTCTTATGTACAGCTACACCTTCTGGAGATGCTAGTAAGTCGAAAGCAGATTCCATTGAAGCGAACTCAATCACATTAAACATTACTGCAAGGCCTATTGAATCAGGAGATAATCTTATTCTAAGAGTAATCGCAGGTGTGGGAGATACGAACTATGCAGCTTTTCTTACTACAGCACCAGCATTACCTACATTTATTTAAGGAGATAAACTAATATGGAAAAAATACTGAAACTTGGTGAAAAGGAGTATCGACTTCATTCATCACTATTTACGATTATTGATTACCGTAATGTGTTCTCAACAGAGCTATTTAGTGATATTAAAAAGTTAGATAATTCTAAAGCAAAAAAAGAAGAAGATCTATCAACAGTAATTGACACAATCTTCCGAATTATATATGTATTACAACGACCATTCAGCAAGCAATCTTACAACGACTTTCTGATGTCACTGGATTTTTCTATTCTGAGTAATCAGGATGAACTTGAAAATCTAACGAATACGATAGGTGAAATGCTCGGTACGTTTCAAAAAGGAACAACAAACAAACCGCCCACAAAATAGTGATGATGTAAACATAACAGCGAATATCATATTCAACCTTGCTCATTTAGGTATTTCAATTGAAGACACAAAGAACTTTGATTTGGATACTTATTTTGAAATTGTAGAGCTTGGAATGAATGTAATCAATGGGAAGCAATCATCGAAACGAGCTACTCAAAAAGATATAGATAAATTCTTATTATAGGAGGTGAATATTAATGGCAGAGACTGTTAAAGGATTAAATATTAAACTAACCCTTGATGGTAAGGATTTAGAAAACGAGCTAAATGGAATCAAGAAAGATTTAAAAGAGCAAAATAAAGATCTACGTGCGATTAATACGAACCTTCGTTATGATAGTACTAACCTTGATTTATGGAAACAAAAACAATCAAAACTTAATGATATATTAGTACAAACGAAAAAGAAACTTGAAACTCAAAACCAGGAGCTTGAGCATGCGAAAAAGGCTGTTCAAGTTGGTGATATGAGCCAAGAAGAATTTAATAAACTCAAACGAAACGTCCAATATACTGAAGCTGAACTTGCTAAGATGAATGGACAATTAGATAAGACACAAGATAAAATCAAGCAACTTGCTAATGCTAAGTTTGATAAAATTGGTAAGCTTGGATCAACACTCACAAAAAGTGTGACGGTACCTATATTGGGTGCCGTTTCTGCTTTAACTGCCTTCTCTGTTAAATCAGCTTATGCAGCAGACGAAATTGGAGATACGGCTGAGAAGATAGGATTATCGGCTGAAGCATTACAAGAGTGGAATCATACAGCGACTATCTTAGGTGTATCAACCGAAAGAATGGAAAGAGCATTTGTAAAAGTTAATGGTATCTTAGGTGATATCGCGACTGGTAATGGTGACAAGTATGCTGAAAGTTTAGCACTGATTGGATTGTCTCTTGATGATTTAGAAGGTAAAAATACAGATGAAGCTTTTAATCTTATTAGAGATGCATTAAGTGGTGTTGAAGATGAAGCGATTCGTTTAGGAGTTGCTAACGATTTATTAAGTGAACGTGTAGCAGCAGATATCATTCCCGTATTAACACAAGAAGCATCAACTATAAATGATTTAAAAAATGAAGCTCGCGAGCTTGGTATAGTTACAAATGAACAAGCAGCTCAAGCAGGAGAATTTACCGATGCACTAGATCGCACCAAACAAGCTGTCTCAAGCTTAGGTGTTGACTTAGCAAGCACGCTGTTACCAGTTATCCAAGAACTTATTATCAAAGTCAGAGATAATGTCGTACCTACTTTAAAAGACTGGATTGAAAAATGGAACACTATGGATTCAGGAACTAAGAAGATCATTGTAACCTTAACTGGATTAGTAGCCGCTATTGGACCAGTGTTATCTGTTGTAGGAAAAGTGGGACCATTATTAAATATGGCATCTATTGGATTAAAAGCAGTAGGGACATCCGGAATATTTGCAGGTGTTGGGATTAACGCAGCTACTTTAGGAATTGGAGCTCTTATTGCTATATTGGCTATGGCTTTATTTCAAAGTGAAGAGTTTCGAGCGTTACTTGGTAGGCTCATGGAAACCTTCATGCAATTACTTCCACCAATTTTAGCGATAGTAGATTCTCTAATGACTGCTTTACAACCAATCCTAGATGTAATTATCAACTTGATCGTTATGTTACTAGATATACTTACACCAATCTTGGAGATTATCCTTGAACCATTGATTATGCAGATTGAGATGTTTGCTCAAATATTGACTATCTTAGCACCGCTAATAACAACTATAGGTGAAGTATTAAATGCTATTTTAGTACCTGCTATTGAAGTACTTATGTTTGTATTGGAACCAGTATTGAATATTCTTCAAAAGATTGTTGAATTTATTCAGAAGATATTCGAGTGGATTGGTGACTTGCCATCGAAAATAGGTGATTTTGGTGGCAAAGTGAAAGATGTCTTTGGAAATGTTACTGAAGGGATATCAAATATAGCTAATAAAGTGACAGATGGTATCAGCAATTTCGCATCAAATGCAGCCGATAAAGTAAGTGGATTCTTTGGTGGAGTAGGTGATTTCTTTTCAGATACATTTAACTTGAAAGGATCCAGTACGGTAAACAACTCTAACTCCAACTCATCAACAAAAAACACTAATAATATCACTATCAATACAACTTCACCAACCTTTGATATTGACTCTATTAATAAGGCATTAGGAGGTAGTGTGATATGATAAGACAATTTTATTTGGAAAATGAATACGGTGATATTTATTACTTTAATCATAGAAACCAAACCATCATCTCTCAAGTTAGTGGATTGGGGTTTTCACTTGATTTGAAGTACTTAGAATATAGCCGATTTTATTCCCGTTCAGAATATAACATTCCTCTATCTGAGATAACAGAAACAATAATCTTTTTAAGAGGGTATGAAGGATATAAAACGTTTGTAGATTACATTAGCAAAAGTAATAAAGAATACAAACTACATTATGAAAATGATGCCTTCAAAGCATACTGTTATGTGGATATTGCAAGCTTAACAAAGGCTGAACTAGTTGCAAATACTATTCAAAGTAACGTTGTATTTAAGAAACTATCATTGTGGTTAAAAGAGAAGTCGTATGAGATTATTGCTAATGGTTCATCGAGTGGTAAGGTTTATCCTTATTCCTACCCATATTACTATTCAAGTTCATATGAAGGAAAAACATTTGTAAGAAATGATGGACTAAATGATGCACCACTTGTAATTGAGATGATAGGTAGTGTAGTTGATCCGGAACTATTAATTAAGAAGGATGGAGAAGTGGTATCAGTACTACGATTATATTTAACTGCAGAAGATATAACCATTACCATAAACTCTATTCCTAGTAAGCAAGAAATGGTAATGGATGAATCAGGAGTGATTACTGATATTTATGGTTTACAAGACTTTGAATCTGAGAACTTTATATTTTTAGAACATGGTGATTATGAAATTGAATTTAAACCTGGTGTAGCTACTGAATCAATATGCAGAGTAACAGTGGTTGAAGGCTACTTGGGAATATAACTTATGAAACTATTATTTCTTGATCGTAGTACCTTGCAATATAAAGATAATGCATATGTTAGTAATCAATATGAACTGGTTCTAGATATGGTTTTAATAAAGCGTTCAACATTTATAGTAAACAAAACCAACATTAACTGCACAATTGGTGATATCGTAGTATTGAAAAGTGACATCTATTCTTATATAGGTATCCTTGAAAGTATTGAATTAAATGATGATCATACCACTAATATCAAGTCTCTCGATTTCAGGGAGATTTTTAATTTGGATATACCAGCTGAAAGTTTCTCTGGGGATTTAGCTGATTACATACAACAAGTAATAACGACTTACTTCAAGAATAACTCAGATCAGAAACAGAATTTATCCTATTTGACAATTAGTAAAGAAACGAGTGTATCTGGAAACCTTAGCTTTGAGTCAGATAATATCATCAACATGTCAAAACTATTTGAGTTAGTATCTAAAGGATATGGACTTAGTTTTGATACAGACGTCACTTATTTAAGAGGTCGGATTACAGGAATCATCTTTAGAGTTGTTAGTGTAAATCAAGGTATGGTAATTAAAAGCGATTTTTCATCTATCTTAAATGTGGAAACGAATGATTCAACCAGTCAACTTGTCAATAAAGTTGTTTATTATCCAAGAAGCGATAATCAAATTTATCAAACAATCAAAACGTTTTATTTACTTACAACTGGTGAAATCACAGAAGATGGCACGTCAGATGATAGATATACAAGCGTGATGTCTAAAAGTTATATCTATACAGATAACGATTACGAAACATTAGAAACTAAAGCAAGAAGCGAAATGGTGACTTCTAAACTTGATCACAATATTACATTTACCATTGATATGAAGAACAAGGTATTTATTCCATTTAAAAACATCTATCTTGGAGACTACGTTTCATTCATCCACAAAGGTAAGACATATGAATCGATAATCACCGGGATTACATTTAAAGATTCTATGAACTATGCAACGATAACATTAGGAGAGTATCGAGTGAAATTAACAGAAAAAATACAACTGCTTAGTAAAAACACAAGCAGTGGCTCAACAAGTAATATAACAATAACGAATACTGACATTGACGGAGGTGAGTTCTAGTGGGGTTACAAAAGATAACATTTGAAGGTGGAAATGTAACATCTAAGATTGATTCAGATTTATATCATTTCCTCTTTTCAAGTGATGTAGGAATCTTAAAAGGACTTAAGAATGAAGTAAGTTTTACCTTAGCAAATAACACGATTACATTAAGTGATGGTTACGTTTCGGTATATGGTCGAATCATCTATATAGAAAATCAAACAACAATAGGTGTAACACCTGATTCCAGTAAATATGGATACGTTGTTTTAGGAGTGAATACATCGGACAACTCAATCAGTTTATATTTAAAAGAACAAACAGGTAGTTACCCTTCATTGACAACTACTAATTTACTAACAACTGATGGACTTTATGAACTTGTCCTTTGCGCATATTCAAAAACAACCACTTCAGTAACATTGACAAGCTACTCACGAAAACTAATCAATAATGATAAAGCGAGAGTAGATGAACTCGATGATGAGATATTCAATCATTATCTACCAATGAGAAAATCACTGACTTTGGTTACTGCTGGAACGTATCGCTTCTCAGGAACTAACTCAGTAGAACTTCGAGAGTCTATCTTATATGTAACAATTAATAATCATACTGTGGTGACATTTCCTGGAGAGCAGATGTTTCTTTTTATTGGATCAAATACATCCATATCATACCGTTATGCTTCAGGTGATTATTCATTAAGTGTTGTGTATGAAAATGGAATCGTAACTTTAACGACAGGTAATACGACACACAATATCACCAGTGTGTTCATGAAAAAATAGGAGGATTTTAAATGGCTACAATTCAAATAAAAAGAAGAACAACAGCAGGTACTGGACCATTAACTGGAACAACAGGAACCGTAAAAGCTGGTGAACCACAAGTTGATTTTAGTGGTGAACATTTATATATAGCAAAAGCAGACAAGGTGGCAAGTGTATCTGTTCCACTTGCTGAATCAGATTACTTAAAAATACCAGGAGTTTCCAAAGTTGATGATCAAATAGATAAAAAAATTACTGCACTCAACTTAGGAACTGCATCAACAAAGAACACGGGAACTGGAAGTGGGAATGTACCTATTCTAGATTCAAGTGGGAAATTAGCAGATAGTGTTGTACCGAAGATTGCAATGACGAACACTTATGTTGTTGCAAGTCAAACTGCTATGCTTGCTTTATCGAACGCACAGGAAGGTGACGTTGCCGTTAGAACTGACTTAAACAAGTCTTTTATCTTAAAGGCATCACCATACTCAACGCTCGCTAACTGGCAAGAATTATTAACACCAACTGATGCAGTTACAAGTGTCAATGGTTCAACTGGAGCAGTTACGATTTCACTTGCGGGACTTGGTGGGGTTGCATTAACAACATATAATACCCACGTTGCTTCAAATCTTCACTTAACATCAGAACAGAGAACAATTCTTGATAATGTTAAGATGTTTGAAATCTCTGATACTACAGGTATTGATTTAGCAAGTTCTGTGACTGATTATGCAAATTCAGTTATTGTCGATGGATTGATATATTATCCGGTTGTTGATACGAATTATACCCCAACCAAAATCACATACAAACTTGGTATCGATACAAGTAAAGTATTACAGCCATCATCTATCATTGATGGTGGTACATATTAATGGCTATCATTAGAGTCAAGCGTGGTACTACAACACCTACCACATCGAATCTTACTTACTTAGGTGAAATAGCATTCGATTATTCAAATGAGGCATTATATGCACGTGGAGTATCGAGTGTTGTCAAGATTGGTGCATTTGTTGAAAAGGTGTATTTTTATCAGGGATACTCTTATTATCACAGTTTAACTTATCCGTTTGATCCAGATTACATTTACAAAGTTCATGTGATTGCTTCGACTCAAGGAACTTCAGTAGATACTTCGGATACCTATATTTACTACAGAACATCATCTCAATCAAGTCTGTATGGTTCCTACATTAATCATCATCTTAATACTGAAGATACAGTGCATGATAAACGTTCAGGTACAAACACAACTGCGAAATATATTGAGGACAGTTATGCGACAGGACCAACCATCACAAGTGGAATTACGAAAGTGATTGACTTTGAGATATCACCAACATTTAAAGCGAATTATGTGGATACACAAGTTTGGGTAGCATATGGAAAAAGTATGACAACATTATCTGGACAAGGAAATGGTTCTATAAAGATGGTTGATTTTGTACATACTGCATATGGAGATTTAGGTGCATTATATATCAATCCAGGAATGTCTGTGGGTTCACCAGATAGTATTTCAGTAACAATTTACAGAATGAAAAGAAAGTAGGAGTATTTATGGCAATTATAAAAGAATTAAACACGAAGTTTGGAGTCGGTGCATCTTATCATCGAATCACAGCATTTAACATCAGCTATTCACAAAAGAAGATAGTGATTTGTGTTGCATCATATTTATCAAAAGAAGCTCGTGCAAACAAGAGTGTTCCTATGGAAGAAATAGATATCGAGATCCCAACTGATGATTTTTCGTTGTTTCTAAACACCAATCCAATCGAACAGGCATACAATTGGTTAAAGGAAAATGCCATAGGCTTTGAGGATGCAGTAGATGATTACGATGTGGTAGAACCACCTTTAGCTGAAGTGATAGAGGAGGTAGAACCAAATGAGTGATATATATAGAATAGTTGAAGGAGTGTTTCCAAATACGGAGATACTTCTTATTTATTATAGTGGGTCTATTGCGTATGGGATTAACAATGATTATAGTGATAAGGATGTAACT